CTACTTATGGATCTGCGCAAGTGCTTCTTTCAGCTTGTCAAATCCGAACATTGCCGCATAAGCCACCATGAACGCGAGGACCACCGCGGCAAACACCATATACCACACAACAGCGATCCCCTTGATGGAACAATATGCAAAGAAAGCGCCGAGCGTAAGCACCAACGAAACGATCATCGCCAGAGCATTCGTCGGCAGCTTGTCCCAGGTTACTTTCTTGAGCACCTGTACCACAATGTTCGTCAGCACCACCAGCACGCCAATGATGCTGATGATGACAGACCAGTTCAGTACACTCTCCATATTCTTTTCCTCCTGTTATCCAGCCCCGTCTTCGGGCGGAGTAGAGTTTTCCTTGTCAGGCCATGAGTTGTTCTTGCTCAGGTTTTCAAACAGCGCCTTGAGACCGTAGATCAGCACCACGCCGATGATCTCCTTGAGCGCGACCTGTGACAAGGCCTCTGCGATCTGCTCCCGTCCGAGCAATGCAAGGATATAGCTGCACCATACCCATGCAAGTCCGTTGAGAATGCAGACCCACACGATAATCTTCATCGTGGTGACCTTGAACCCTGCTTTGGAAGAAGACGGGGGGTCCTTTTCAGGAACACCCCCATCCCCCTCCAAAATATCAGTGAACGGTTCTGCTTCTTTGCAGGCTTTCATTTTCTCGGAAAGGCCGATGCCACACCTGCTCACAGCGCCGCCACCTCCTTCTTAGTGTCCTCCACCAGCGTGGTGAAGCAGCTTTTGATCGCGATTTTCAAATCATTCGCCTCCTTCTTCGGCATTGACCGACAGTTCAAGACGCACGATGTTCACCGTGATGTCTTTGATCGGGTCGGTATCGTTCACAAATGTGATGAAGCCGGTCGTGGAGATGTCTTTCGGACGCACATTGCATTCGAGGTATTCTTCACGGCTGGCTTCATATGCATCAATGAGGTATTTGTACTTGGCAGCGGCCACAAGGCGGCTCTCCGCCACAGTGATGGAACCGTTCGACCATCCGGAGGCCGGCAGCACCAGATCGAAATGGATGCCGAGCACATCGCCCGTACCCGTTCCGTTCAGACCGTTGTAGACGGCGATGTTGTACTTGCTTCCGTCTGTCATCGTAACGGTGTAAATATCAGTCGAGCCGGGCGTATGATTGCCCTGCGTCAACTGAATGCTCTGGATACCGTTGCCAGTCGGACCGGTCAGCTCGCAACTGATGTTGGTGTTCACATAGGCGCCCTTCTCAGCGTCCCAGATCCACCAGGTACCGTTCTCCGGCTTAGGAGGCTTGCCGCTGTACTGCTGTGCGGTCGCGGCGCTCTCTGCGGCAGACTCCTTGTAAGTCTTGGCATTTGCCTCAGAGTTCTCGGCGGACTCCCGCGCGTTCTCGGCGGCCGTTTTAGCGGTCTGCGCCTTGTCACGAGCATCCACAGCAGCCGTTTTAGCGGCTTCGGCGTCCGTCTTCGATACAGCAGCGGCATCTTCCGATGCTTTTGCTCCATTTTGACTGTTCGCCGCCGCATCTCTTGCAGCTTCCGCAGCAGCACGGGCCTCTTCCGCTGCGTTGCGGTCAGCAGTAGCCTGTGCGCCCAGTATCTCGGCCTCTGAGCGGATGGTTCTCACGCGCTCCTCGGCGGCCTTGACCTCTCCCTCGGAAAGCGTCGCCGCTGTCTTAGCGTCCGTGGCCTCCTGTGCCTTCTGCTTGGCGATCTCTTCAGAGTTCTTCGCCTCTGTCTCAGACGCCTTAGCACCGGCGGCTGCTTCTTTCACGTCTGCGGCCTGCTTGTTGACATTTTCCTCAGAGGTCTTGATGCTTCCCTCGGAGAGTGCAGCCGCCGCAGCGGATTCAGAGGCGCTTGTCGCCTTTTTCTCGGCATCTTCGGCAGACTTCTTGGCAGCCGCGGCATTTGCCTGTGCGGAATCCTT